ATTTAGAAAGTCAAAACGAAAATGGTTCTCCAAGGGAAGCGTATGAATTCCTTATGGAAGGTCACACTGCAATGATTTTAGCCTACGGGCTAGTCGAAGCAATGGCCCCAGAATGGGATCTCAAGCGTTACGATTGGAGCACTATGCCGTTAGACGAGCTGATAGCGCGCGAAGCGGTGATTAATGCTAAGTTGTTTTCTTTACTAGATTCTAAGATTTTCAGCTACGAGAAGCACCATGAGTAGCGGTTTACAGATTTCTGATCAGAGGACTTACCAGACTAACTTTTGCACTCACGGCAGTTACGCTTTATTAGGTAACTACTTTGAGCGAAGTTGGGCTGGTGATAATCAAGTCGGCGATCAACCGTTCGACGAGCACGCGTATTCCCTATCTATTACAGATGTATCCACATACCCTATCGCATGGAAACTCCATTGGTCTCCGTATTGGCAAGCTTATTATGGCTATGACAATCCGGATCCATTTCGGAGTGGCGATCTTGCTAGCTGTTTTGGTCAATCTCCATCTGCCATGACTCTGCCCGCTTGGACAGAAAATGACATGTTGGCATTGATCAATAAACTAGCAGGTAAAGTACGGGGTGGTGATTTTAACGCAGGCAACTTTCTCGGCGAAAGCCGGCAGACAGTTAGCCTGGTCGCAAACACCGCGACACGTATAGCTAAAGCCCTGCATTATACTCGAAATGGCAATTTTTACAAAGCCACAAGAGAATTAAATATAACCAGGGCTCATGGCCACGTGTTGCAACGTAGATATGGAGGGAAGAGAGGCGGAAACATAGCTTTAAATGATGTAAGTGACGCTTGGTTAGAGATGCAATATGGGTGGTTACCACTCTTAAGTGACGTTCATTCGTCCATGCACTCTTTAGCTAAACGATACGAAACAGAATGGAGAGTTAGGTACCGCGCTCGGAGGCGCATGGAAAGAAAAGAAGACTACGTTTCCGGCTACATCAGCTGGGAGCGGAAAGGGGAACGTGATGTCACATTAATTGTAGATATTGCAAGCCCGCCTTCACTTTCCACTCAGTTACAATTGAATGATCCTCTTAGTGTTGCGTGGGAAGTCTTGCCTTGGTCCTTTGTTGTTGATTGGTTTTGCCAATCCAAAGTTACCTTGGCGCTTTAGACTTTTACCGCAAGTTCGGAGTAAAACAATTGATCATGTGCACAAAGACCGTGCTAACCACGGAATCTAAAGGAGGGAGATACCCGTCAAATCAATTCGATCCTTGGGTTGATATTGTCGGTCCCGCCGATAAAGGTAAGTGGGTAACATTTGTACGGTCGTTGGAGTCAACGCAGAATTACGCTAACATGCCATTGCCGCAGTTGAAAGGAATGAAGGAAGCTTTATCTCCTCTACATCTTGCTAATGCTTTTGCGCTGTTAAATGGTTCTGTAAATGGCTTTCGTAGTAAATTGAAGTTTTGAGCGCCAATTAACGCTTGAGACATTTTTATAACTTTATATTTGGAGAATCAACATGGCAGCTTTCGCTACTATGTCTTTGAACGATGGACAAGACACACCTGTTTCGCATGCTTTTAATCCTGTTGACCACGGTAATGGTAATTATACATGGCGAGAGTCGGGCACTTCATCAGTGCTTGGCGCCGCTATTGTACATTTGACCAAACTGAAGGTTAAAGGAAATTCGAGCTTAGAAAAGGTTCG